AGTGCCGCCCCGCCGAACGCGGTGAAGTTGAAGATCATCGACTGGGTGCCAGACCCGAGCTCGCCAAGCTTGTCGACCAGCGACGTGATGTGCTGGACGACCGACCGGACCGGCGCCTGCGAGGACGAGCCGATCTTGATCATGGCGGTCTCCCAGGAGCCGCCGAGCTTCTCGATGTCGCCCTTCAGGTTGTCCTGCTTCAGGCGGGCGGTCTCGGCGGCATAGCCGGCGTCGTTGACCTTATCGATCCACCCTTGGATCCCTTCCCCACCTTCGTTGTAGAGCACGTTCGCGGCACGGATGGCGTCCGACCCGAAGATGGTCGACATCGCCGTGTTGCGTTCCTCTTCGCCGAGGTCTTTCATGCCGTTGCGCAGCTGCTCTGCGACGGCGGTGATCCCGATGAAGTGGCCTTGGGCGTCGTAAATGTGGATGCCCAGGTCGTCCATAGCATTCTTTGCGCCCTTGGAGGGATTCTCCAGGCGCTGGAGCATTGTCTTGAAGCTCGTGCCGGCGTCCTGGCCGATCAGACCGGCGGACGCGAACGCTGCAATAGAGCCGGTCGTTTCCTCGATGCTGAGGCCGGCCTGGCTGGCCACAAGGCCCGACTGCTTCAGGGCGTACGCCATGTCATGGACGCCACCCTGAGCTTTGCCGGCACCCGCAGCCAGCAGGTCGGCGACATGGGTCACCTTGTCGCCAGACAAATTGAACTGGACCATAGCCGTGGCAGCCGTCTCCGCCGCCTCGGACACGCTGATCTCACCGGCGGCTGCCAAGTCGAGGGCGCCAGAAAGGCCGCCAGCGAGAATGTCTTTTGTGGATACGCCGGCCTTGGCGAGCTCCTCGATGCCGGACGCCGCCTCGGTCGCCGAGAACGCAGTGTCTGCGCCGGCCTGAATCGCAGCCTCGCGCAGCTGCGACATCTCCTCCGACGAGGAGTGCGTGGCAGCCTGCACGGACGACATAGACGCGTCGAAGTTCGCCGCCATGTTGCCGGCGATCCCGGCGATCCCGAGCAGTCCCGCGCCGGCGCCAGCCACGGTCGTACCGAGCGTCGTCCACGCTGCGCCGTTCTGCCTGGCGGAGTCGGCGAGGCCAGCGAGGCCGGTCTTCCCGGTCTCGCTGGCGTTCCCCATCTTCTGGCCGGCGCCCTCCGCGGCGCCGCCGGCCTCCTGCATGGCCGTCGCGGCAGCTTTCGTGGAGTCGGACGCCTGCTGCATCCCCTGCTTCACGCCGGACGCGTCAGCTGTGAGCTTTACGACTACCGTTCTGTCGGCCACGGGAACCTCCTACCTAATCCGCCTGCAATTCTACCCGGGCGTCAGCCACGTACAGCATGGACCCAAGCTTCGGAGGGTAGCGGAGCGACCCGTCTTTGTTCCGTTCAGAATGTTCGTTTTCCCACTGCTCGCGGGCGGCTTTCGCGTAGCACACTTCCTCGCGCGGCTCGAACCAACCGTCCATGCCTTCGTCCCAGGCAACATCCCGCGGATACCCGCAGCCACACGGACATAGGCCGTCCTCCCACATCGAGTACGCGGAAGCCAGGATGTAGTCCTCCTCCAACCACTCGTCAGAGTGGCGGAGCAGCCCCGTCGGCGGCTTCCCCCAGGCGAGCGCGTGCTTCACCTGGGACGCGATCCATCGTCCTGTGGGGCCGTTCAGGACTCGGACGAGAAAGGGGCCGTGATGGTCGGCTCGGCAACGTCGACGGCGCGGATCGTCTTTGACAGCTTCTCGACCTGGGCTGGGGAGGCATCGTACAGGTGGGCGATGTCTGCGCCGGTGACGCCGGTGGGCTCAACGATGTGCGCGGCGATGAACGCGCACTCCATGTCGTGGGTGACGTTCTCTCCGTCTGCGCCGTACTGGGCGCGCAGCTCGTCCACGAGGCGCTTCTGAGCGTGCACGGACAGGGTCTGCACGACGAATTCCACCCCGGACGCTTTCAGCTCAGCGAGGGTCTTGTTAGCCTCGTCCAGGATCCGCTTCTTCTCTTCGTCGGTAAGGCCTGGCAGGCGAGCTTCGCCGTCGAGGCGGTCGATCACTGCCAGCAGGTCGGTGCGCCCATACAGAACGCAGGCCTTCCTGGTCGGCTGGAATCCGGCCACCCAGGAGGCGAGGTCGAACTTCTCCGGCCGGTCGTTGCCGTTGGTGGCGTCCGTGGCGTTGACGTCAGTGACGGTGGATGTGTCGGTCATGGAGTGCCCCTCCGCGCGGTCTGTTGCGGTCACAAGCAGGGTCCCGCAACCGGAGACCGCACGCCGGTTGCGGGACCCTGCAGGCCAGTCTACCGTCAGGCGCCGACCGTGTAACGGAAGCCGCCGGAAGCGCCCTTCCCGTTCGTGACGATGAAGTTTCCGGTCTGCACACCCTGCGGGAGGACCGCAGTGATTGCGGTCGGGGAAGTGACCGTGTACGACGCGACAGGGGCGGTCTTCCCGCTGACCGTGCAGGTCACGGACGACACGCCGATGAAGTTGGATCCGGAGATCATGACCGTGTCGCCGGCCTTCTTGTTCGCCGGGTCGATCGACGAGATGACCGGGGCGGCGGTAGCGCCACCGCCGAGAACGATGCTGTTCTCCAGCGCATCCGAAATGAACAGGGTGATGGTGCGCTTCGTGTACGTGGTCCGGTCATCGGGCTTCTGCGGCTGGCCGGGGGCGACGTGATACCAGTCGACACGGTCGCCGGCGGCGAACGGAGCGGTCGGCAGCTTGCCCTCACGCTCGTAAATGTCGAACTCACGGCCGGTCTGGCAGAGCAGCTCCCAAGCCTTGTTGTCGTCGCTGGTGGCGTACTGGCCGTTGTCGTCGAAGTACCAGTAGACGGACATCTGCCCCTCGTACTCGGCGGGGCCAGGGACAGTCCCCTTGCCCTGCGCTCCGAGGACAGGCTCCTCAACAGAGGAGGAACCCTTTGAGCCGAGCTTGTAGTCAGACTTCATGACGTACATCTCGAGGCGCTGGCCAGCGTTCAGCTCGTCAACGGTGGGGTTCTTGGGGTCGGCGGCCTTGTGGGCAGCATCCAAGGCAACAACGGAGATGCGACCGTCGGCCAGGGTGCGGACTGAGGTTCCCATGGGGTTTTCCTTTCTCCCGCGCTCTGGCGGGCGTACCAGACTTGGCTTCAGTATAGGTGTTGCAGGTCAGTTGATCCGATTGACGGCTCGGACCTGCCACATGTCCACCGCGTAGAACGGGTGCCCTTTCTCCGGCAGGTCGACTTGGTCGTCACGGAACATGCCAGACGAGTAGGACAGCTTCAGCGGTTCCACATACTGAGCCCCGACTTGCAGTGCGTGCCCTTCGAGGGCGCCGCGGACGTCGTCGAGGACAGTCAGGAGCCGGTCGGCGGTTGCCGCCACCATGGTGAGGGGCTGCAGGTACGACAGCTCACGCAGCTTCCCGTCGAGCGCCTCCCCGTTGCCCATGTTGGCGGCGGGAAGTTTCACGAGGATGTACGGCATGTCAGGGCGTGGGACGGTGACTTCGCCGAGGTACACGGTGTACCGGGAGCGTTCACGGCATGCCCGCTCCATCGCTTTCACGAACGGGGATATGCGTATCATCCGAGCTTCCTCACTATCTCGTCAAGCGTGTCGGCGATCTCCTGGGTGACTTTGTCGTCCATGAAGTCCGCCGGGTGCGGCAGCCCGCCGCCGCCGCGGGACGTGCCCCAGATCGCAATGTTCGCGAGCGCGCCTTTCGGTTTCGTGGGGCCGAACTCGGCCTGGGTGACACCGCCGGACGTTTTCGCGTCGTAGGAGAACGTCTCCCCCACTTTCGCGATACCTTTGTTGGGGAACCCTTTGTACGCGTCGCGGGCGCGTTGCTTCGCCCCGTCGAGAGCGTTCTGCACGCCGACCTTGACCGCGGCGCCCGCCTCCTCGGCGGATGCGAAGTCGGCGGCCAACGTCATCAACTGGGACACGTCGACAGGCATTAGGCAGTCTCCGCGTCCACGAGCATGCGGTTCGCTGTCCGGTGGGTTTGGTTGATCAAGCCGCGCACTCGGAACGGGTACCGGTAGCCGGTCACCGTGGCAACGTCTCCCACGGCAGCCTCGTACGACACGCCGTAGGGGACGTGCAGCTCCGTCTGCTGCAGCTCGTATGTGTGACCGCCGGTAGTTGGCGCGGTCCCGTACGACGTCTGCTGGCGGAGCCTGCACTTCCCTTCGTAGACGCGCTCCATGGTCGGCTCGTCGCGGCCGGCCTTCGGGTCCCAGTTGTAGGAACCTGTCGGCCGGTCGATGACGCAGGTATCCGTCATCAGCCAGTTCGCCCGCCGGCGACGCATGTTCGGGCGGGCCATCAGCCGTTCTCCCTGATGTACCGCACCCAGCCGTCGTCGTAGCCGACAGGCGGCCACACGGGGCGGGTCGTGCGCATGATGCCGATACCCTTGGGACGGCCGTCCTCGGCGTACAGCAGCAGGGAGCGTCGCTCAGTGGGTGTCAGGTACAGCCCATCCTCGGGTACCGGCCGGCCGCCACCCATCCAGTCATCCAGCCGTTCATAGTTCCACGACTCAGGGTTCGTGTACGCCCGGCCGGCGCAGGACAGGACGATCTGCTGGACGCCATCAGGGACGTCGGCCGCAGTCCACGGGTGGGCGAGCCGCCCGGCCTCCTCAATGACGATCGTGGAGGCCCGGCGGAGCAGCATCTTCGCCCTACTGACATCGGCCTCCTCGGTGATGGGCTCACCGAGCCACTCACTGAGGAGGCCGACCGGGGCGAGCGGTTCACTCGCCATGGCTGATGTCAGCCGATCGCAACGGCAACCGCACGCTGGGTGTCCATGACAGCGGCACCGAAGTAGGCGTCGAGCACGGACCGGTCCTCAGTGTGGTCGGGGTCGTAGTCGGCGATCTGACGGATGGCGAAGCCGTCCTCGGCGTGGCTGGCGCCGAACGAAGCGCCAAGCGGAACGTCGGCGGCGCGCAGGGCCATGGTGAACGCGTCCTTCTGGTAGGCGATCGCGCGGGCCTGCGGGAGCCGCGGGTCCTCGATGACGGTCATGCCGAACAGGCGGCCGATGGTGGCCTCGTGAAGCATGTCGCCCTGGTCGGCTGAGAACGCGGCGTTGGCGAGGTCCTTGTTCGCGTGGAGGATCTCGCCGACGGCCGGGCCGACGGCCAGGTAGCGGTTGTCGAACGGAACCTGGCGGGCGTTCAGGACGCGGGTCAGGCGGGCGAGGACGTTGAACAGGTTGGAGCCGTCAGCCTTCAGCTTCGTAGCCTTCGCGTCGGTCACGGCAACCGGGGCGGCGTTCGGGTCGGAGTCCTGGGGGGCCTGAATGCCCTCCATGAGCTTCGCGATCTTGACGGGCAGGATGTCGACGACGGCCTGAGCCTGGGGCTTGACGACCTCGTTCTCGAAGTCCTGCAGGGTCCACGTCTGCCAGTCGGAGGGCAGGCGGACAGCAGAGTAGATCTGCGTGTCGAGGGTGACGGGCACGTACGTGCGGGTCAGGTCGTTGTAGGTGATCGCGGTGCGGCTGGCGCGCTGGGCGGCGGACAGCTCGTTGGCGACAGCCTTGACGGGCAGCGGCACGTTCACGGTGGTGCCGAAGCCGGCGGAGTAGGCGGCCTCAGCGTCACGGTTGATCGTGCGAGGCAGGACGGACAGGTAGCGGAGAGCCGCGACAGACGACTCGGCGACCTTTACGGCCGGGGTTGCGAAGTTAGCCATTGGGTTTCCTTTCGGTGCTCAGTTGCGGAACAGCCTCGCACCGATGGTGGCGAGGTCGGGTCGGTCGTCCGGCTCCTGCCCGCGGGGGGTGGGGTTCCGGTCGAGGGGGCTGGTGGGGGCGATGAGGGAGGCGAGCGTTTCGGCAGCCGCCTTGATCTCTTCGTCGTTGTCACCACGGAGGAATTGCGCTGCCTCGGGGGGCAGGCCAGCCTCAGTGGCGGCGTTCTGGGCGGCGACCTTCAGCTTGAGGTCGGCGAGTTCCTTCTCCGCGGCGGTGGCGCGAGCTTCCCAGTCGACGCCAGGCTCGGCCGGCGTGGCGGGCTCGTCAGCCTCAGGGGCCTCGCCCGCGGCGGCAGCCTCAGGCTTGTCAGCCGGCTCGGCGGGGGAGGGAGTGGTTGCAGGCTCGGCCGTGTCAGCGTCGGCGGGGCTGGCGGGCTTGTCCGAACCGGTCGGCTCGGGCTTCTCCTCCGTGTCCGCGGCAGCGCGGTCAGTCTGCGGGTTCGTAGCGTCACTCTCGTTGGCCGCCTTGGGGGCAGCCGCGGGCTTCGCAGCGTCCTCCTGACCGGCGGGGACGGGCGACGCATCGCTGGTCTTCGTGTCGTCCCCTTCGGGGCGACCAGGACGGTCAGCCATGCGGCCTCCTCTCATGGTTTCTGTGAGACGTGCCCAGTGTATATCACCGACCGGGGATTCCGTCGGTGAACAGGCCAGGATTCTGCCGGCGCATGTGTTCGAGGATTTCCCGGCGGCGGGCTTTGCCGTTACTCATGTCTTTGGTGGCTTCTGCAGCCTGGTCGTACGCGTCGGAGATCGCTTCCTCGTGGCTGGTAGCACCGGACCGCAGCCACTGCTTCGGCGTCTGGTCACTGACCTCGTACGTGCAGTCGCAGTGCGGATGGGATTGGAAGGCGGCGGTTTCCGGGGTGTAGACGGGGCCGCGAGCCGCGAGCATGGAGCAGAACGCGCACGTTTTCCCTACGATGACGCGGCGTGCGCGGAGCTTGGATTTCCGTGCGGACCGGATGACGGAGAGTCGGTCCCGGTCGCGGGCGAGTTTCCCGGCGGCGATGCCCATCCGTTTGCGGGCGAGGGCGAGCGCTTCTGCTTCGGATGCGCCGGCGCGGATGGCTACCCGTCTGGTGACAGGGCCGGACAGTGTCACCACTTCGACTTCGCGGGCTTCCATCGCGTCACCGACCAGGTCTTGGGCGATGTGCAGCCCGGAGGCAGTCTGGTAGCGAGACAGGTAGTGGCTTGTTTCGGCGTCTACTGCCCGGTTTGCGGCGGCTTGTCGGCGGAGTGCGGCGTCCATGAACGCCCTCTCCGCGATACTGCCTCCTCCGGCGAGCCGGTCGACGTCCTCCTGGGCGGCGTCAGCGATCGCCTGGGCTAGCGGCGTCATTGCCCGCTGGTGGGACAGTGTGACGGCGGCGGCACCCCACCGCATGTCAGGCCTTCAGTGGGTTGTCGTTCCCTTCCCCCCGGTCGGGGGTGAGGGCCTGCGCGTACTGGGTGAGGGCGTCGGGGTGCTGGTCGGCCCACTGCCGCCATTCATCGGCCTCCTGCGGTGACACGCCGGGGATCCGCTGCCAGAGCAGTTCGGCAGGGACGCCGAGCGACTGGGTGAGCTTCCCGAGCGCGTCGGCAGCCTGCGACAGGGAGCGGGCCTCCATGTCACGCCAGTCGATGCGGAGGGAGTAGTCGGCGGCGAGGTCGCGCCGGCCAGCCTGGGCCTGGGCGAGGCGGAGCAGCGACGCGATGGAGCGGCCGTAGGCGCGCTGGATGGCGTCCACGTGCGTCCGTTCTGCGCTCTTAGCTTCGGCGAGCGCGTCGGCAGAGAGGTTCACCAGCTGGGAGCCGGACAGTGCCCACGACGGGACGGAAGCGAGCGCCGCAAGGGTGCCGAGGTCGGCCCGCTCGGCGTCAAGCAAGGAGGACATGGTGGTTTCGGGCAGGGACCCGAACTGGACGCCTTCACCGCCGGTGAGGATGTCAGCGTGCTCCAGGATGGCTTTCTGCCGTTCAGCCTCCTCGGGGGAGCCAGGGTCGGTGAGGCCGGTGGCGGTGCGGACACGCCAGGAGTTGTTGTGCTGGACGAGGAGCCGGTCGTTGACAGTCTTCACGTACCGGCGCGCAGCGGGGCGGAGCCTGTCGACGAGGCCGGGGCAGGCGCCGGCGAGGTCCTGGTAGGGAGCGAACCGGACGACAGGGCACACGCCGGCAGGGTGGGTGGCGGTGGTCTCTCCGGTCTTTGGGTCGATCACTTCAGTGTCGTTGATGTACAGCCAGGGGTTGCCGGCGCCGTCCAGGAGGGCGGCCTCGGTTGGCCACTCGGCCGACGGGTCGCCACCCCATCCGCAAGCGACGCGAGACGACGGGAGCGGCAGGAGCCGCGGCTGCGGACGCCCGGGCAGTGCGATCACGTAGGCGACACCATCGATAAGTGACTCGCGGTACAGGGCGGTCTGCTTGGTGGGCATGCCAGCGTATTCCCACGGCTCCCACATGGTGTGCAGGTCGGCAGTGTTGTCGTCTGCGTCGCCGGTCAGGCCGGAACGGGACACGCCGTCGCAGAGCAGCTGCCGGGCGAGCGTGTCAACGAGCAGGCCGAGCGTTGGGCCGAGGGACAGCTGCCGGAGCCGGCGACGTTCCTCGTTCTTGCTGCCGCCGTCAATGTCGGCGAGGCCGAGCATCCGCCCGTGCGGGTCGGCGAGGGGGGCGACGTCCTCGCGGCGCTGCCTGGTCCAGGCCAGCTCTTCCGTGTGGTTGCCGACGAGCCTGTCCCACGGCCCGGGGACGGTCGTCTTACCGTTGTTCACCATATCTTCCCTCGCGATCGGTTGCGGCGCCCGTTGCGGTATACAGCCCTCATCATACGTGCCGCGATGAGGCAGACTGCGAGGTCAATCTTCCTGCGGCTTTCTCGGTGGTCTTTGCTGACGGAGACACCCCACTTAGTGGGGTAGCGGACAGCGTGGAGTGCGTGGGCACGGAGTCTCGGGTCGCCGTCGTGGATGAACTGCCGGGCGTCAATCTCGGAGGTGAGCGCCTGGGCGGCGTACACGAACTGCTTGTGGTGTTTCGGGTCGGACATATCCCAGTTGACGGCGTGCTGCGGCGACGCTTTCAGGGGCAGGCGGCGGCCGTAGTCCTGGTGCCAGCCGTCCACGATGCCATCCCAGAACCGTTCCATGGTGACGTCGTCCAGGGCGTGGGACGGGTCCGCCCATAGGCCGATCACGTTGTGGTGCTCGACGAAGTCGCGGACCTCGGTGTCGACGCGTTCCCGGGGGGCGACCCAGCCGTGGGCGCGAGCGTCCGGTGGCCGCTGCCACAGGCCTACCACGAACGGGGCGCCGTCGGAGATTCGGACGGCCACGCAGGCGGTCGCGTCGTCCGACTTGCCGCCATCGAAGAACACGGCGACCTCGTCGCCCGGGTCGAGCTCGGGCAGGTCCTTGTCGAGGCAGGCGTCCCAGTCAGACCGTTCCAGCCAGGCCGTGTCGGCGGCGACAACCTGGTTGTACCACTTCCTCCGAGATTCGGACGGCGGCGTGGACGGGTCCATGATGTCTTGGATGATGCGGTCAGGGACCAGCCAGGTGGCATCGCCGCGGACGGCTTCCACGACTTCGGGGGCGGCTTCGTAGGTGAGCTGGGCGGTGGCGTCGGCTTCGAGGGAGTCGTAGAGGATGCCAGCTTCTGCGTCGCGGCCTTGCTCGTGGGCTTCGCGGACGGCCAGGCCGACCGACTCGACGCCGGAGCGGGCGGCGTTGCAGAGGTGCAAGACGCGAGCCTGCCGGTCTTTCGGGGATTTAGCTGCGTCACCGCGGACTACGCCCATCATGGCGATGCCATTGTTGGACGCAGTCCAGTTCTGTGTTTCAGTGCACACGGTGAGAGTGGCCCGCGCCCCTTCTGCGGCGGCGGGGTTCGACGTGATTGGGACGATGACGCCGGCGGAACCGTCTCTGTGCGACACGCCGCCGGCGCCGACGTGAAGGGCGTAGTGGTCGCGGGTTTCCTGCGGCAGCAGGGCAGGCATGTTCCCCATCGTGGTTCGGGTCTGCTCCTGCGACACAGCGAGAAGACGGATCCATGGGTCCGTTTCCGGGCGGCCATGCCAGGTGTCGCCGCCGTCGTTCGTGGCCGGCACGGACGGCCCGCACAGGGCGATCAACGCAACTACCGCAGCGAGCGGGTCTTTGCCCCAACCTTTGCAGCGCTGCAGGACGACCGTTGGTGTGCAGAACACTCCCTCCTCGTCGACCGCGTAGTACCACGCAAGGAAGCGTGCCTGCTCCGCGGTGAACCGCCACGGGCCGCCGTCTGGACCTCGCAGCCACTGGGACGCCCACACCATTGCGTCAAGGGCGATAGTCCGCTCCGGGAGCTCCCAGTGGCCTCCCTGTCGGGACCAGACGGGGCCGACAACATCAACGGGCGCCCCCTCAGGGAGGGGGTTTCCGCCGCTGAGAAGGCGCTGGTAGTAGCCGCGGATCGCGCGTCGTTCGATCTCGTCGTCCGACACGACTGGCGCCTGCCGGGCGCGGGCCATTACTGGGCCTCACCCCAACGGGCGACCGCAGCGAGCCGCGCATGCTGAGAGCGGGCGTCTTGGGCGCGCCCTTCAGCGTCAGCGTCGGGCAGGTTCAGCCTGGAGAGCAGCTGCGACATGGCGACCCGGTGTTGCCGAACCTCTCCGAGCAGCGGATGGGCGCGGACCTGTCCCGTAGACCCGGGAGTGAGGAGGTCGGCGCCGAGCTCCCGCTCAATCCGGTCCACCAGGGAAGCTTCCCGGCATGCATCCTCGAGCACGCGCAGCTCGTCTGGCCGGAGGTCCCACTTCGACGTGACACCATCCCACAAGGCACGCGCGGACTTGCTGAGCCTTGTCGGCGGTTTGCGGTCTGCCATCCGACTGTCCTCTCCACTGAATGCAACTGGCGGCCCGGGCCCTCACCGACCCGGGCCGCCAGCCCTGAACTACAACGCGCTCAGTGTATCACTTGGCGTGCTTGCCCTCGCCAGAGTCACGCAGGGTGACGCCACCGGGGGTGACAATACCCGCCCAGTCGAGGATCGAAATGCCGTTGATCTTCACGGACTTCAGGACATTGAAAGCCCCGAGGACAAGACCAGCGACAGCCAGGGCGTGGTTCGTGGCGGACGCCGCGGTCGCCGGGTAGGCGCCCACAAACCACGTGCCGGCAGCGATCAGAGCAACCGCCGCCAGGGTCAGGGCGCGCCGCCGGCCGGCGGTCCAGTACGGCTTGTCCAGGGCCGCCTGGAGGAAAGGCCACGCAACAGCGGCCACGGCCGTAAGGGTCGCGCTCTGCTCAGCAGTCAGGTTCATCTTTCTCCTCCGTTGTCTCTTGACGGCCTTCCAGCCGCCCGACCCAGTATGCGCCCAGGATCGCCGCAGCGGCGAACCAATGGGCGGCACACGGGACGATGTGCGGGGTCACTTCGCAGCGTCGGGCCGCTCAGCGTCGGCAGGCTTCACGGCGGTGCGAATGTCGTTGACGGCACCGTAGATCGCACCGGCGGACTTGACGCCCTCCTGGCCGGGGGTGAGCGCGTCGAGGACCTTGTCGACCGCGGCGTGGATCGCCTTGGTCTCCTCGTAGGTCGCCTTCGCGTACCAGTTCATGTCGCCGGCGAAGTGGTCGCCAGCCTGTCCGGACCTGAACAGGTCCCTGATCTCCCTGAGAAGGTCAACGCCTTCAGCCATTTCCCATGCCTCCTGTCCTGCGCCGTTGGGGCGCCCGTAGTTGTACCACGACCTGCACCGGTCGCTGAAGGGTTCGCCGTACGCCTCGTAGGCGCCGTAGGCGCTACCCGAATTGTAGCGGGACCCGACGCGCTTCAGGTCCTCGTAGGAGTCGCCTTCAGCGTTGATGAGGTCCCGGATGATGCCGCAACCGATCTCGGCGGACTTCTCGGGGTCCCACCAGGCCCGGTCGGGGTCGTTGAAGAAGTAGCCGGGGTATGTGACCTGCAGCGGCCCGACCCCGTTGGACGTGGCGCCGGCGCTGATCTGCGCGTAGAAGTCCCGGAACTTCGCTTCGGTGACTTCACCGCCGCCGCAGTAGGCGCCGCCGGCGTCGTGACCGAAGATGTTCGCCCCGTACTCGCCGGTCTCCATCCATAGGGCCGCGAGCGCCGCCCACCAGGGGCAGCCCACGTTGTCTGCGGCACGGAGGACGGCCTGCTGCACATACGACAGCTCGTACCCGTCATGCGAGGCGCGGGACTGTTCCTGAACCTGCGGGACAGGCGCGGCGGTGCCGCCGAGGTAGCGGAGACAGTGCGTCCACCGGGCTGTCTGCGTGTACAAGTGCCCTTCGTAGGACACGCACCGGCACTCGCGGCCGGTCTGGTCGCCGATAAGCCCGTCGAGGGAGTTGTCTTCGGCGATCCACGCCTCGGACAGGCCGCTCTTGGTGACCATGGCGACATGGCCGGCACCTCCCGAGGCGGCCTCGGAGAGGATCAGGTCACCGAGCTGGAGGCCGCCGTCAGGGTAGAGATTGTTGTCGTCCCAGTGGACGTCCTCGAAGCCGCGAGAAACGGCGTAGTCGCGGATATTGCCAGTGTATGTGTCCCTGGGGAACATGACGCCGGAGTTCCAGGACTCCCCGTCGGCATGGAACGCGAAGTTCCAGGCGGCGGCAACACCTGCGGAGCAGTCCATGTTGGCGTTCGCGGTGAGCCAGCCGAGGTCCGTGGAGCGTTCGTACGCCATCCACCGGTCAGGCTGGGAGTACCCGACGCTGTAGTCACCCCCTTGGGGCTTTCCGGGGCCGCAGGTGGCCCAGTACTCCATCTGGGCTGCGGCGGTTGCGGGTGATGCTGACATCTGCCCTCCTGTCTGTCGTACCCCGTCGGGTCGGGGTGGTTGGTTCCAGGGTAACGGGCCGGTCGAGTGGCGGCCGTCACGGGGAAAACCTGTGGCGAGGGGCATCCAGCTGCGGAGTTGCTATCTCCCCCGGTCTTTCGTGTGTGGGGGCGGGGGAGTCACCGCCAGGGGTGCCGGTCGTTTTTTCGCAGCGGATTTTTGTTTCGTTTCAGATTTCGCGTTCGCGCGTTTCGGTTCGCGTTTCGTTTGTTTTGTTTCGTTTTTGCTTTTCGTTTTGTTTTGTTTTTTTTCGTTGAAAGTCGCATGGATGTTGTGGTGTCGGTCGTGTTCGCATGCGTGTCTTGCGTGCGTGTATGGCACGGACCTCTGCCGTGGTCTTGGAGGCGTGGCAGGGGTGGCACAGGGGTTGGAGGTTGCTTGGGCTGTTTAAATCTCCTCGTTGGATGTGGTCGATGTCTGTGGCGTGTGTTGTGCAGTTGGTGTGGTGCCATCGGGGGCCGGCGTAGGGGGTGCCCTGGGGCCCGTCCTCCCAATACCCGGTGCCCCACCCTGGGGTTGCGAGGCCTGCGCATTTTCCGTTTGTTGTTTGCAGTGTTTCTTTTCTGAGTTGGTTCCAGTTTTTTGGGAGTCGTGTGCGTCGGTTGCTGGTGGTCCATGGCATGTGCCCATGGTAGTGGGGTGGGGTGGTGGGGTGGTGTGTCTGGGTCCTTGCTGGGTGGGGGGTGTGTGGGGCGGTGTTGGTGTTTGATGGTTGACCCCGGGGTGGGACTCTAGTCCCACCCTGTGCGCTGGGTCATGTGGGTAACCCTGTGGATATCCTTGTGGATTGGTTGTGGGTAGCCTGTGGATAAGTGGTTGTGCATACAGGTAATCCACTGCACCCTTCGAGTTATCCACAGGGGGTTGTGGGTTGCGGATGGTTGGGGTTGCAGTGGAAGGTGGGGTTATCCACATATCCACAGGCACCTACTATCTACTACCTAGATATCTCTTGTTCGGTGTCATAGCCCCAACGGGGCGCGGGCGCGGGAATGGGCTGCCCGGGTCGCCTGGGTACATGGTCCCTGTCGGGTGTTGGGTGGTGCGGTGAATGGCAGTGAGGTAGACGGATCCCCCGGCGCCGAGGTGGTGTCGGGGGATCCTGGGTGTCAGCGGCGGTGGAAGCCTGGGTGGTTGCCGTGCCTGCGGGCCCAGCGGATGGGGCGGAGGGATGCGAGGCAGACGGCGGAGACGACAGTCCAGAGCAGGCCGGTGGAGATATCGAGCTCCCCGGTAGCGAAGCCGGCGTACCAGAGGAGGGCGGCGTGGATGGCGGAGAGTGCGCCTGCGAGGGCGGCGACTATGTAGAGGGTGCGGGTCATGCGCGGTCTCCTTATCGGTTGGTGCGGTCATTCTTATGGTACCCATCCCACCTGTCTACACGGAGGCTGTGTAAGCGTCTCTGCCGGCCTAACGGGAACGCCCCCTACCCGAGTACCGGGTGGGGGGCGTTCGCCTGTCTGCGTGGCTGTCAGCGGGCTTCCCGGGTGGGTTCTGCGAGGACGGCCATGGCGGGCTGGCGGATGAGTTCTGCGTCGCCGGTCGCACCGTGCCTGTTCTTGGCTACGGACACGGCGAGTCGCGTCCGGTCGGGGATGCCGTTGCGGACGGGCAGGGACAGGAGGGTGACGGTGTCTGCGTCCTGTTCGATGCTGCCTGACTCGCGGAGGTCGGCGAGCTTCGGGGCGAGGTCGTCTCTCATCTCGGATGCGCGGGACAGCTGCGACAGGGCGAACACGGGAACGTCCAACTCCAACGCCAGTTCCTTCAAGGCTCGGGACTGGTAGGTGACCATCTCTCGGAGTGAGGAGCCGGGCACGCCGCGGGATGGGGCGAGGAGCTGCATGTGGTCGATGATGATGGCGCCGAGCTTCTTCTTGTGGTGGAGGGTGCGTGCGAGTGCGGCTACCTGTTCGACGGACATGCCGGCTTTGTCGCTGATGTGGATGGGCAGGGCTGCGGTCTGGGCGGCTGCACGGTTGAGGGTGTCGACCAGGTTGGTCGGGGCAGGCTCCTCACGGGTGGTGTACTTCAGTGCGACGCCAGTGGCCTGGGACAGGAGGCGTGGCAGGAGTTCGCGGGCCGGCATTTCCATGGACACGTAGAGGACGTGCCTGTCGTTGCGGGCCGCGCAGGAGGCGAGGTAGAGCCCGTACAGGGTTTTGCCTACTGCGGGGCGGGCGCCGATGACGTGGAGGCCGCCGTCTCGGTGGAGGCCGACGATGTCATTGACTGCGGTCCAGGGGGTGCGGACGCCGGTTGCTTTCTTCGCCGTGTACCACTGGTCGACGAGGGACGGCATGGAGACGGTGTCTCCGTCGGGGGCAGTGGATCCGATGTGGGACTGCGCCCATGAGGCGACTTCGGCTGCGGTGGCGTCGCCTTGGAGGAGCTGCTCCGCGCGGGTGAGCACGTCGTGGACGTCCCTCTTCGCGGCGGCTTCCTGGACGAGGCGGGCGTAGTGGTCCGCGTCGGCGGGGTTCAGCGATGCGTGCACGCAGTCGAGGATGTCTTCCCCGGTGGCGGGCTTGCGGATTTCAGCGAGGACGGTTGCGGGAGTGGGGACTCTGCCCATTGCCCAGTGGTCGCGGATGATTCCCCAGATGACCGCGTAGCGGGTGTTGGCGATCATGTCCGGGGTGGTGGCCCAGGTGGTGTCGGTTTGCGCTTCGTTGCCTGCGAGGGCTGAGCCGATGAGGCACTGTTCGATGGTGGCGGTTTCCATTTGTGTTCCCTTTCGGTGGTGTCAGTTGTTGGTTGCGTTGTCCCACATGGCTGCGATGTTGGCCATGAGTTCGGGGGTTGCTTCTGCGTTGACGAGGTCGGCGTCGTTGATGTGGGGGTTGCCGAGGCGGTCGTCGGTGCTGGCGGGCTGTGCGGGCTGGTAGTTCTCCCAGTCGTGGTCTTCGAGCCAGCGGCGTGCGGTGCGGATGTAGCGGGCCGGGGTTTCCCGTCGGCGGCATTGGTCTGCGTACGCTTTCGCCCCGTCGGTGATTTCCTGGGCTGTGGCGTGCTGTCGGGCTTTCTGCCAGTCCCGGATGGTGGCCTTAGTGCCCGGGTACGCCTTGTTGAATTCGGAGCGTTCCTGGGCTTCTCGTGCGCGCTTGGCTTCTTTCTCGGCGGCGGCTTTGTCGTGGCGGGCGCGGGCGCGGGCGATGTCGTCCGCGGTGACCCTGTCGGCGACGGGGGTGAGCGGCTTGTAGGTGCGGGGCTGTTCGTTGGTGCGGTCGTGGCTGGTGGCGCCTGCTGCTACGAGGCCGTCGTGGTTGAGGAGTGCGTCGAGGTGGATGGCGTATTCGTTGGCGCCGCCTGGGGTGTGGCGGGTTTCGATGATGTTGAGCGCGGTGAGGTGTGCGAGGGCGCGGGTGACTGAGGCGCGGGACAGCTGCGCCCTGGCCTGGATGGCGTCTTTGGACGGGTAGATGCGTTCGCAGTTCCACCAGGTGCAGAGTGCGGTGAGGGTGGCGATGTCTGCGCCGGTGAGGTCGTGTCGCTTCCAGTAGGGGCGGATGTTGATAGCCCCGATGACTTGAGTGTTGTAGTACTCCATGTCTTCTCCGTTGTCCTGTGCTGCGTTCCTGTTGGCCTGTTGGTTGGGGCCCGGGGGAGCGTCGTGGCTCAGACCCCGGGCCCCGGCCAGCCAGGTAGGAACACAACGAAAACCCTGACTGGCTGATCAACCAACGGGTCAACAGTAGCAGGTGCGCCTGGGCTGGGTGCCGCCTTGTCCACAGCTGTCCGCCTCCGGCGTCACTGACGTGGGGCTTGCTCGCACCTCCCGGGACCCGTGCCGTGGGGGGTAGGGGGGTGTTTATTCTCTTAGATAAGGTTTGGGGCTCATTTTGAGCCGGGTGGGTCGGCTCATTTTGACACCCCCACCCACCTCCCTAGATCGTGACTGATGTCACGCCGACGCGGGTTGACTGGCGTGTCGACACGCCGTAGATTGATCCCATCAGGTCAACCAAGGAGGAACCAAATGAACACCACCGCCCAGCTCCCCAGCCGCGCAGCCACCACCCTGATCACCTGGGTCGCCACCACCTCGATCGTCGCCGTGCTCGCCGCGGTCGCCGGCCTGCTCGCCGGCGGAGTCGGCCCGGCCACCGTCCCGGCCCTGGTCATCGGCCTGCCGGTCGCCATCAAGGCCACACGGTCCAGCAACCGCAGGAAGGCCATCCTCCGCCACGCTGACAGCCTCGCAGCCCAGGCCCGGTACCAGGCACCGGCCGCCCGGTGAACGGCCCTCAGAAACGCTCACACGACCTCAGGAAGGAACACTCCATGTACCTGTCAACCACCGCCCAGAACGACACCGCAGCCCTCATCGCCAAGTGGGTCCGCGAGAACACGATCGGCTACGGCGCCGTCGCCACCGAGGTCGGCCGGGCCGGCTACCCGGACGCCGCCGTGGTCGCCATCGCCAAGGACGGCAACACCACCTGCACCGCGAAGGTTGCCGTCCACCACAACCGCATCGTGTACGTGTCGAAGCTCGGCGCCCACATCTCCTACCCGATCACGTTCAAGGACGCCGGCCGGATCGTCGGAGGCTTCCTCTCGCTCGAGGTCGACTGATGTTCGGCTTCCACAAGAAGAAGAACCCGTGGTCGATGGCCAATGACATCGCGAAGGAAATCGGCCGCCGCGGGTTTCCCGCCGAGGCTAAGCCGGTTACCGTGATGTCCGCGATGGGCAACGCCCAGAAGTTCGCAATCGTGATTCCAGCGCGCGGAGTCGCAGTCATAAACAACGACCTCAACATTGTTGTCGCCTCGTCCAATAAGCCACTCCCGCAGGCTCCGGTATTCGAATACAAGAATGCTGAAGCTGCCGCGGAAAACATTTTGAGAAACCTGCCACTGTCATGAGAATCCCCCAGAACACCGCAATGCGTAACCGGTCCGAGTCCGCGAAGGCTGCAGCCGCCAGGTACAGGCGCCGTGTCGAGCGAGCCGAGATGGCCGACTGGAAGCACGTCACCTACACCGACCCGGCCACCGGTCGCGCACAGGCAATCAACATCCGCCACAGCTGAAGGAACCAACATGACCCTCGAAGATATCCTCAACACTCTCTTGCCGCTCCTCCATGACGGAGAGACGGCTGCCATCACCAAGTCCGATGACGTTGGCGACCAGATGATCGCCCTCGCAGGCACCGCCAGGAAGACCGGCATCTACGACTACGGCGGCGTCTACGTGTGGTACTCCCAGCCCGGCGGTGACGCCTGGCCGTCCGGCGACACGGACGCCATGAACAGGCAGCTGCCCATCATGCTGGACTACGCCCGCACCTCGCCGCTGTCCGGTGACCTCCGCGAAAATGAAGCGCGGGAGATGACACCCTCCGATCTGATCGAACAGCTCTCCGACCTTCTCGCTGGCGGCACGCCCGCCATCACGGGGAAACTCCCGAACGGCAACGCGGTAGCGGAAATTGACTACGGACCCGGCGCCATCCACATCGAGAAGGGCCGCTACACGGACTTCTCCGCGTGGGCGATCACCCACAGCCACCACTGGCCCGCCTCAAAGCGAGACCAAACCCAGGCCCGCGAAGCCGTAGCCGACATCCTGTCTGCCGTCAAGCCCGCCAACTGAAAGGAACAACCAATGTCACCCCTATCTCAGACCCGTCTCCTCATGCCGCTCCTCGAGGCGATCCGCAACCACCTCGGCCAGGGCGAGTACGCCAGCTTCAAGTCAACCACCCACGGCTCCCCGTACATCGAGGCCCGCACCGAGCGTGGCAACATGATCGCCGGCGTAGACGAGGACGGCCTGTACGCCCTCGACGCTGGCGGCAGCCGGTACGCCTGTGACCCGAACGCCGCCAAGGACGCCATCTACAACGCGATCCGCCGCGCCCTCAACGACGCCCGCGAGGAGTGGTCATGATCGGCCGCCACGCCGGCGTCGCAGACAGGATCGCCATGGCCAAGGTCATCGCCGACGTCTGCCTCCGCGACCACCCCGGCCCCGACCACCTCATCGAAGAGCCCCTAGTTGACAGCGAGGCCGCAACCCTGTACATTTACTGGGGTGACCGAGACCTCATGACTGTCCATGTTGGCCGAGCCGGAGTCACCATGCGCGCCGGCCGATCAACCGTGGACATGCCATACCAATGCGACTCCCACCCAGCGGACGTAGCCAACCAGCTCCTCGGCACAATGACGAAAGGAACACTCCAATGACAGACCGCATCGAACACGCGAAAATCGTCGCCCAGTCCTCACTGATCCCCGCCGAGTACCGGGGTAAGCCCGCTGACATCGTGTGGGCCATGGATATCGGTGACGCGCTGGGCGTCCCGTACACGCAGGTGATGCAGTCGATGGTCGTGGCCCGCGGGAAGATGACGATGTCCGCGGACCTGATGGGTGCCGTCGTCCGTCGGGCCGGCCACAAGTTGCGTCTCCGCGAGGACGGCGACTCTGTGACCGCCACCCTGATCCGCGCCGACGACCCCGACTACGAGTTCACCGTCACCTGGGACAAGAGCAAGGCGCAGGCTGCCGGCCTGTGGGGCAGTCGCGGACCGTGGCAGCAGTACCCGAGGCAGATGCTCCGCGCTAGGGCCATCACCGAGGTGTGCCGGCAGGGCGCGTCAGACGCCCTCGCAGGCACCGTGTACACGCCGGAGGAGCTGGAGTCCACCCCCGCGCAGAACGCCCCGCAGAAGCCCGCACAGGACCACACGCAGCGGGACATGACCCGCACCATCCTCATGGACTACTGCCACGAGTCCGGCCGGGACGCCAACGAGGTATGGCAGCAGGCGCAGGCCGCCGGCGCCGCCATGGACGACCCCGACTCCCTCTCTGCCGTCATCGACAAATGGGAGCACGGGGTCAACGCCGAGCCGCAGGAGGAGCAGTGAAACTCCGGACCGTCACTCCGATCGGAGTGCAGCGGCGGATCCTGTCACTGATGTGGATCGGCCACTCCGAGCAGCGGATCGCCGACATGGCCGGCGTGAAACTGAAGTCGATCCAGAAGGGGCGCGCCGGTGAATATGTGCCCGAAGAGGACAGGGTCCTCATCGCGTGCGCCTGGTCTCGAAACCAGTGCAACCTTGCCCCCGTCAACTACGGGTCGCAGGTCGCACACAAGACCGCCGTCGACTCAGGCGCCCACTCCCCGCTCGCCTGGGACGAGGATGATATTGACAAATACCACGCCGGGCCGCATGATTTGACCAGGGGCAGAGACCGGTCCCCGTGGAACAGGAAGGAACACTCATGAAGGTCACCATCCAGAAGACGATGAACGTGCAGGATCCCGTCCGGGCGCACGACACAGACGCCGGCCTCGACCTGTACGTGCCGGAAGGGCAGGGCTGCCTGGTCCGCCGCGGCGCCGTGTACACGATTGATCTGGGCGTCAGGGTTGCCATCCCGGACGGCTACTACGGGCAGCTGGTCCTGCGGTCCTCCGCCGGTGCGAAGGGATTGACCATTCCCCACGGCGGCGGCGTCATCGACTCCGGCTACCGCGGCAACGTCAAGGTTCTCGTTGCCGCGCTCGCCGAGCCGGTGCTGGTCGCCGCGCGGGACCGCATCTGTCAGCTGATCATCCACAAGCTGCCCGCCGTCGAGTGGACGTCCGGCGTCGTGGATGACGGCACCAGCCGCGGCACTGGCGGCTTCGGCTCCACCGGCACCGGCGCCACCGGAAAGGACGACAGGGTGAACCTCACGGTCGGCGGCCTCATGCGGGAACTGCAGGAGATCGCCTTCCGCTGCGGAAATGACACGCCAATCGTCATCCCCACCCTTGCGGACGCCGACTACGAACAGGCCACCGCGCCGGTCATCATGCACGCCGAGCGGGAGGAAGTGCCCGGCGATTGGGATCTGTTCCGCGTCAACCCCACCGGCGACGCCGTGGCGGTGATCTCATGAGCGACAACGTGAACCACCCCGACCACTACACGCAGTGGCCGGTCGAAGTCATCTACCTCACCGAGAGAGAGTCGTTCCTGATCGGCAACGTCATCAAGTATGCGCTCCGTGCTGGCGTCAAGGACGGGGCTACGTACGGGGAAGACATGGCGAAGGCCCGCTGGTACGCGCGCAGGCACGTCGACAACGTCGCCGGCCGCGACTCCTGGCAGGCCGGCCTCGACTCCCTGCAGACGCACTTCGCTGACGCGGCCGCCTACCTGACAGCCCGACGGGAAGACACCACCGAGATGTGCGCCTACCTGCGAGACCAGCTGGCCGCCATCTACGACCAGGTCGAGAAGGAGCTGTGCGAAGCATGGGACGCAACCTGAGATCCGCGAAAGCGGCCGGCTCCCGGTTCGAGCGACTCATCGCCGACCACCTCAACGACCGGCTGTACGGCCTCCACGTCGACCGGCAGGTCAAGACCGGGGCACACGACTCCGGCGACATCGCAGGCGTCCACCTCGCAGGCAAACGCATCGCCATCGAATGCAAAAACGTTACCCGGATGGACTTGCCCAAGTGGACGCGGGAGGCGCATACTGAAGCCGGGAACATCGGAGGCGCCGCCGGCGTAGTCATCCACAAGAGGCACGGCAACGGCAAACCTGAAGACCAATGGGTGACCATGACAGTCACCGACCTCGTCACCATCATCAACCTCTTCAACGAAAGGAACATCAATGGCCGCTGAGATCACCGTCACCGGGACGCTCACCAGGGATCCGGAGATCAAGTACGCGCAGTCCGGCACCGCGATGCTGAGGCTGGCTCTCGCCGCCACCAGGCGCCAGCAGAACCGGGACACGAAGCAATGGGAGGACGACGGCGACCCGCTGTACATCGACGTCACATTCTTCGGAGATCGGGAGAGCTACCTCGGGGACATCCTCCACAAGGGCGACCAGCTGTCCGTGTCGGGGGCGCTCGTCCGCCGCAACTGGGAGGCCGGCGCCAAGTCTGGCGTCGCCCTCGAGGTGCGCTTCCCGAAGCTCCTCGGCTACGTGAAGAAGACCGACAAGGCCGGCGGCGTGCAGGCACTCGCCCCGACCACGTCCAACACGTTCAGCGCCCCGTTCTGATCCAACCAAACGGGTGGGGGGAAACCGGTCGGGAGTACCCCCACCCGCCTCACTACACGTAGACCCTCATAAAACGAAGGATATAAACCAATGGCTTCATTCGAGATCATGATCGCGTCCCAGCCGTCCTGCCAGCAGTGCCGCTCTTCGAAGCGGTACCTCACGAAGAACAACACCCCCTACCTGGAGACGAAATACAAGGACGACGACACCGCCCAGGCGATTGCCGCAGCCAACAACTACACGGCCGCCCCCGTCTGCTACGTGGTCGACAAGCACACCGGCGACACCCTCGCCCACTGGGCAGGGTTCAACATGTTCAAGCTCCGCCAGTGGGTGAACAACTACAAGAAGGAGGCCGGCGAGTGACTCCCCTGGACGAGGCGATCCTCGAGAACGACGCCCTGCCGCAGCATCAGCGGCGCACTAACCAAGCCATTGCCGACGAGCACGGCACGTCCGAGGCGGCCGTCAGGCGGCACAGGAAGGCCCTGAAGCGCCGCAGCCAGATGGGTAAGGGGGGCGTCGACGAGTACTTCGGCGTGCCCGTAGAGGCCATCACAGCCCGCGGGAAGACCGTCCGCCTGCAGGACGGGTCGTACGAGAAGATCACGTACAAGCCGGGGGTGATTGAGCGTGGCGAGGTGCAGGCGAAGCGGTTCGAGGACCTGGCGCCGATCTTCGCGGAGCCGGTCAAGGCGCCCGCACCGACAGACGGGCAGGCGACGCTCGTGGTGGTTGTGTCCGACCTGCAGATCGGGAAGACGGACAGGGGCGGCGGCACAGAGGAAACCGTCCGTCGCGTTCGCGGTGCGGTCGCCAGGATCGCCGACTACGCGGCCGGACGCTACCGGCGAGTCATCCTTGTGGACTGCGGAGACTCCACCGAGGGCTTCAGCAACACGGTGTCGCAGGCGCAGACCAACGACCTGCCGCTCACCTATCAGATCCGCACTGCACAGGCGCTCCTCGCTGACACGCTTCGAGCGTTGGCGCCCGCCGCCCCGGAGGTCACCTACGTGGCCGTCCCGTCGAATCACTGTCAGGTCCGCGCTGGGATCGGCCGGTCCAACCGGGCATCGTTCCCCGGGGACGACTACGGGCTGCTGATCGCAGACAATATCCAGCAGATCGTTGCCGGCCGCCCCGGCTACGAGCACGTCCGGTTCGAGGCGCCGGAGCGGCGCCTGGAGTCCCTGACCGTGCGCGCCGCCGATGGGACAGTCATGGGTGTCACCCACGGGCACGCGGCCGGGTCGAAGAACCGGGTAGCGGACTGGTTCCGAGGGCAGGCGTTCGGATGCGTCGCAGGCATGCAGGACGCCAGGGTGCTACTGCACGGCCACTGGCACTCCTTCTCGGTGCAGACAGTCGGCGACAGTCGACAGATCATCTGCGCGCCGACCGCAGACCCGGGCAGCTCATGGTTTCAGAACGCGTCCGGCGAGTCATCCCTGCCGCGACTGCTGACATTTGAGCTGGGGCAGGGGACATCGTCCGCTTGGCGGCTCTGGTCCTGAAGTATCCTGGGACTGCGGTCCGCGGCATCCCCAGACCTGGCCTCCCTCGTCCCCCGACAAGGGAGGCCAGGTCGCCAGTTGGTGACGAACGCAACACCAGTGGGCGTTGACTGCTGCGGACGGCAGGGGCAGCATTGTTCCTGTCAGGCCAACCAGAAAGGAACACGACAATGAACGCGGCCACCATCGCCCGGATCGCCGCCTGGAACGTCATCGCCGACGCCGAGCTTCCCGCCGGCACCAAGGTCGTCGTTAAAGACGGCTGGGTCACCATCCAGCCGCGCGGGGGGCAGCCGGCTCACGTCCCCTACAGCCGCGCAGACACCCTTGAGAGCCTCTACGACGCCCTCAAAGCCGCCGCCCAGGCAACCGGCCAGGACGCCCACTGACGGGCCGCCAGAAGCCACTCCAGCGACCTCGGAAAGGAACAGCAAATGATGTACCCCCACCAGCCGACCAGGCCGACACCCATCGAAAACGTCTCAGCCGGCTCCCTCATCATCCGCGAGGGAGCCACTTGGAGGGTCGAGTCCAACACCCCCACCCCGGGCCGCCCCGCCTACCGGACCCTCACTCTCCGCGGCGGGGGTGCGGGCGCGCAGAAAGGCTCCTACGCAACCGCCCCCGCCGGCTCCATCGTCATCGTCCGCACCAACTGAAAGGAACCACACGATGCGTCACGCAGCCCCCCACGCCAACCTTGACCGGAAGCTCAACCGGGCAGGCGGGCTCGTCTTCGCCGGCATCGCCTACGCCGTCGCCGGCCTCGCCACCTGCCTCATCACCCTCGGCTCCGCCTTCGCCATCTGGGGCCTCTGGCAGTGGCTGGGGGTGAACTGAATGACCCCCGCCGGAGTCGTCTCAGAAGCCCTCGCCATCATCGACGCGTGCGGCCTCGACCGGACCAAACTGAAAGTAGCGACCGGCCCCCGCGAAGCCGTCGTCCGCAGAGGCCGCCGCCCGTCAGGGATCCGAGTGACCCTCGCGAGGCATGGCGTCACCTGGTACGTGACCGGCGGTGGCGTCCACTGGAAAGGGACCAGCCGGCACGCCGCCGCCACACAGATCGCCCACATCCTCGAGACCGGGTGGCGGTGATGGCGGCGCCGGTGGCTGCGACTCCGGGGCGATCATCTGGATCAACGAAATCCCCCAGCGGATCAACGCCGCCGCGTACTCCTCCAACCTGAACATCTGCACCCTGAGGCGGTGCGCCTCCTCCTCTGCGAGGTCGCGCGCCGCCTCGGCCTTATCCCGCGCCTCCTCCAGCGTCGCCACCCTGGAAGTCAGCGACTTCGTGCACGCCTCCAGCGCCGCGACCCTCCGGTCTGACGTCCGGTCCGCACGGGCGAATAGCCAACCTATCCACGACGCCACGGCAGTGAACGCGGCGCCGACCAGTTCTGCGGGGAGAGGAGGGAAGTCGAGCTCGTGCATGACCCCAGTATGCGCGGCCAGCGGCGCGACGACACTCACGCCAGCGGGGCGTACATCATCGGCATGACCCGCTTCCCCCCGCCTCCCGCGGGAATGTTCGAGATCACAGTCTTGTTCGGCCACACCTCAACGGTCGCCCCGTCCGACGTGCCATCCGTCTTCAGGAGCGGATAGCAGGTCCTCTGCGGTTTTGCGTCGCCCAGCACCGCGGGCGGGATTGTCGCGACACGCTTCTGCCCGACATTCGGCAGAGTCACCGTACCCCATTCGGACCTGGGCCCCACACACAGGGCGTGCCCATACAAGGATGCGATGAAGGTGTCGCTAGGTGTCATGTCGCCAGGGAACGTCGTCCACTCCGGCGCGGGCGCCGCGCCGCCGGTCGAGGCGGGGCGGCGGGCGCCTACCGCGTCCACCACCTGCAGCCATGCCGCCGCGGACTTCGGACCCGTGTCGGGGCGCACGTCGAAGTCGCCGTACTGGCCGATGTTCCACAGGCCGACGCCATTCAGGCCGGACAGGGACGCGACGTCAGCGAACGCGGACAGCTTCGCGGCTTTCGCGTCGTCCGTCCCGTCGTTGAAGCCGACCTCCTCCAGAATGAACGGCTTCCCCGCCTGGGTGGCGATTCTCGCCAGGTTCCGGAACGCGTCACCGGAGGGATTGTCGTAGCCGTGTGCGGTGAACACGTCCACCTCGGGCATGCGCGCCACCTGGTCGAACAGGTCGCCGTGTGCGTCACGGCCTTGCCCGTCGGAGCCGAGGTGAATGAAGCCGCCGGCAGCGATCGGACCGTCGTAGCCGAGGCGGCGCACCGCCTCCACCTGCTGCAGCAGTGACCACACGTACTGGTCTGCCGAGCCGGCCTGCTGGACCGGGTTGTTGTCGCCCCACAGCACCATCGGCTCCCCAGCCAGGGCGACACAGTCGAGCGTCGGGTAGTCCTGATAGGAGACGTTCGAGTCGGGGAAGTCTCGCCACAGCACCTCACGGAAGTACGGCAGCCACTCCTGCCATGTCTTGTAGTACGGATTCACCTTCTCCTTGATGAAGAGGTTCCGCACGTAGGACAGGTCCAGCCAGAACCTGATGTTAGCGTCGCGAGCCCATCGCACCTTTGCGTCCAGTTCGCCGAGCTTGTCGCCGCCGTTGTTCAGCGCCTGTGCGGTGCCGTCGCCGAACAGGTCCGTGATCCGCATGTGGGTGACGCCGAGCTGCCTGGCTCGCTGCGCCCACAGCTTCCCGTCCGGTGCGCCGTTCGCTGACGCGATCACACAACCCCGCAACGCCTCCGAGCGCCGCTTCCTTTCCTCCGTGGGCCCCATAGTGGCCATACAAGACACCTCTTTGTCGGGTAGTAGCAACCTGCCGCACCCATGATCTCACGGGCACGGCAGGTAACGGACGGTGTCAGCGGGCAGCGCCGAGACTGATCACCCGGAACCTAGTGCCCGGGTAGACGCCACCGTCGTAGTGCCAGAACGGGTCCGTGCCGTACGACCCGCACGTCGAGTACGCAGCCGTATGCGTGCCGGCGGGCACCTCCTGCTTCCACGACAGGTGGTGGGTCATGAACGTTCTGTTGTACTGGATCTCCGTCTGCCAGAGGCCGGCGTTGTCCAGGATGAAACCGAAGTAGTAGGAGCCGTTAGCCTTGTCCTTGTCAGCCTCGGACGCGAAGTCACTGTGCACGATGCTGACACACACGTCCAGGCTGAATTCGAGGAGGCTGCGGATCGGCAGGTTGAAGCCGGTCTCAGCCCACCGGCGTGTCGTGTGGTCGGACGTCGGCCTGCCGCGACCGTTCGTCGCGTCGGTCTTGTCGACCAGCACATCACAGAAACCAGCCACCGGCTGCAGCACGTACTGGTTTCCAGACCTGGTCCCGTCCGCCGAATACAGGACGCCAGCGATCAGGAACATAGCCGGGTGAGCGGTCGACACGACGCCGGCCGGCGCCTGCGACAGGCGGGCCTGCGCCTCCGCCTGCGACGCGCACCGGATGAACGTGCCAACCGAGTCCGCGTAGTCACCCCACGCCGACAGGATCGGATCGGACGCGGTCGGGACCTTCGCCCCATCCCAACGGGTAGTACTCATGGTCTCATCCTACTCAGTTCGTGACGTACATGGCCGACAGGCGCATGTTGTTGACCTCAAGCCACCCGTCGTCGCCGGCCTCGTTGTGGTTCAGGAAATTAAAGTGCCAGTACAGGCGCACGTTGGTGCGCAGCTGCATGAGCCCTGAGGCGCAGATTTTCACTCCGTTTATGCCTGGCGCCAGGGTGGCGGTGCTTCCAACCCCCAGGTCCCAGTTGCCCGCGGGATTCAGCTCCACCTTCAGCGTCGCCCATAGTGACGGGTACGCGTTCCGCACTGTTACCTGGATAGCGACCCAGTACAGGCCGCTCCACCGCGCCTTCGGCACATTATTCTTAATGAGGCTGAAGTCCTGCATGTCATACTCGAACCAGTCGGTCGGGTTGTCGTGCCTGTACGGCTCCCACTCGGGGAACCTTCGCTGCAAGACCCGCTGCTGGTTCGTTGTCCCAATGAAATGCGGTGGCATGACCAGCGACTTCAACGGACGCTGATACTCAAGCTCGTTCGTGGCGCCCGCGTACATCTGCCCACCAGTGAAACGGAACCATTCGTTCGTCCCGGCGTCGTTGGGGTACGAATTCCTGAAGAACAGCGAGTTACCCTTCAATCGGATCGCCGTACTGTCGTACTGTGTCCGGTAGTACAGGGTCATGTTCTTCCACGTGAAGTTCGTCGGCGTGTAGAGGGGGAAGATGCGCACGTAGTAGCGCCGCACCCCAGCGTCACCTTTCTTCCAGTTTGCGATACTGAGCGTCTCCGAGCCGTCTAGGGACCGGTTTCGCGACAGCTCTATGCCGTCGCGGATCATAACGATCTCGCACTCCGTGGTGGCGTCGGGATCCCCGCACCAGAAATCAACCGTCGGGTCGAACACGTCCCCCGCAGGCAGCTCAAAGTACGTCTCCCAGCAGGCGTTGTACGAGAAGTCGAGGCGCGACGTGTACGTGCCCTTCAACTCCGACTCTGTTGCACTCGTGATAGTGCAGACGCCGTCGGCGTCCGAGCCGCCGTACCGGTTCACCCATGCGCGAGTCATCGGGATCTTCTGCTGGATCCAAGTCCCCGCATCCGCGTCAACCGACTTGAAGGGCAAGCCCTGCTTGTTCAACGCCTCGGCCGACCTGGAGTACGCGTAAATAGACGAGCCGACAATCTTGGACCCGAAAATATCGTTGCCCTTCAGGTTACCGACCACCGCGTCACCCGTAATGGTCGCCTTGCCCGCGGTCAGCATGTCCGTGGTCACAGAGGCGAACGCCGCCAGCTTCGCCCACAGTTCTTTGGACGCGTAGATCGCGTCAGACGTCACCGATCCGGGCGCCAGCTTAGTGGCGCCCACAACCTCCGTCAGCGACACGAAGGCGACCTCGGCGCGGCAGCCCGCCGTCGCTGACAACTGGAACATGGTCGACGTGGTGCCAACATCTGGCGACCATGACCACTCCTCGGTCCGCCAGCCGTAGTCGTTGGCCTTGTACACGGGCCGGCAGATTTCCTTCGCCGCCGCCGTTGCGACCAGCGTGCCCGCGTTGCCGGAGTTGTACCGGTACGTCATCCGCACAACCCAACGCTTCCCCGCCGGAAACGTAATCTTCTGCGTCGCCTGCGCCCACGTCTTCGCGCCGGCGGGGTTCACGAACCGCACCCCAGTCACTAGGGCGCCAGGCGCCCCGGACACGGTGGCCGCCAACGTGACCGCCTTTGTGTCCGACACCGTCCACACAGACGACGGCGAAGACGCGAACAGCGGCTCTCGCACCATGTTCTCCGGGTCCACCGACACGGAATGCGCGGCCACCGCCCCGAGGAACGCACTGTCAGACGTGATCACGTCGATCACGGCTTGCGGCATCTTCGCCCCGCCAGTCACCATCAACTTCGACACCGACAGGCCGCCGATCTTCGCGTCAGTGATAGACGCATCAGCGATCTGCGCGGAACCAATAGCAGCGTCCCCGATCTGTGCGGCGCCAATAGCCTTGTCTCCAATGAAGTTCGTGCCGGCCTGCGACAGGCGCCACACGGTGCCATTCCACACGAACGCCTGCCCGAGCTTCCCGTCGGCGCCCTGCACCCACCACAACGAGCCGGCTGTCTTGCCCTGCCCGTCGGCCGGCAGCGGGGTGCGAGCAGCAATCGTGACCTTCCCATCCAGGGAAGACATCTTCGCGGAAGCCTGATCGGCGGCATTGCGGGCACCCAGCGCGTCAGCCGCAGCCTTGTCGGCCTTCTCCGCAGCACCTTGCGCAGCGGCGGCCGCACCGTCGGCCTTCTGCTTCGCGGCGAGAATGTCAGCCGCGGAGGCGTCCTGCTTCGCCTTCAACGCCGAGTAGTCGGCCTGCGCTTTCTGCGCGTCGGCCTGCGCGGCCTTCGCCGCGGCCTGCGCCCCGTCAGCGGTAGCTTTCACCGCGGCAGCGTTCGCGTCAGCCTTCTTCGCAGCCGTATCAGCGTCAGCGGCCTTCTGCGTCGCCGTCGCGGCAGCGGTCGCAGCGTCCTGCGCTTTCGTGTTCGCCTGCCCGGCGAGCGTCTGCGCGGCCTGTGCCAGCGACTTCGCTTCCTCCGCCAGGGCCACGGCCTTCGCATTGTCGCCGGAGTTCTTGATCGCGTCCTCGGCGCGCTTCGCCGTCTCCGCCGCCTGCTGGGCGGTAGTCTTCGCGGCGTCCGCAACACTCGCGGCGTCCTTCGCGGCCTTGTCCGCGGCGGTGATCCGACCATCCAAGCCCTTCACGGAATCCTGCACGGTGCCAACTGACGCGGCTGCGGCCTCGGCCTTCGCCCTCGCGGTCTGCGCGTCCCGGGCAGCAGCAGCAGCGTCCTTCGCTGCGTTGTCCGCCCTGGTCTTCACCTCCGCGGCAGCCTTCTTCGCGTCCACGGCATCGTTCATCGCGTCAGCGATTTCCTTGCCGGCAGGGCCGAGCCGCTCGATCTGTGTGCGCTCGTCACCAGGCTCGTCCTGCCCGTCCGTGATCGACAGGAGCGTCCCGTCCGGGTGCAGGCGGACGGTCACCATCGCGCCCTGCCACGTGTACAAGCCGGGCGTCTCCCCAGCCACGTACGTTTCGGGCTTGTCGTATGGCATACCGACGCGGACCCACCCGGCCGGCAGGGTCGGGTCGGTCTTCGCCGTGTCAACGACCCTGCCCTTCACCCAGCGGATCGTCGTGTCGCGACGCTGGGACGCCTGGCTGCCCTCGCGGAGCGCCAGGTACAGGCTGCTATCACTCATGCGGTCTCCTCCCTCACAGGTGGCGGCGAGCCTCCCGTCCGATCACCGTCATCGTGCGAGACACGTCAGACAGTGAGCACGAGTAGCTCGTGACAATGATAGCAATCCACTCGCCTTCCTTGATCTCGAAGGCGAGGAGGTCGCCGATCTCGACGCGAGGGTCGAACGCCATCTCAACCTTCCACGAGGGAAGCCGGTCCCGAGCGTGGAAAGCGTCGGCGTTCGCCTGCTCCACCATCTTCGACCAGGACTTATCCGACGACAGGTCAGTAACCTTCGTCACTCGCCCGTAGTGTTTCGGGTCGTAGGGGGCGCCGTAGTACTGCATGCCGATATGGAAGTCGTACGTGTAGTTCGACTTCCACCCGGTCGTCTTCCCCTTGTCGTCAACCTCACGCTCCCAGCCCGGCCAGAGGTTATGCCTCCACTGCCAGGCGGTGTTCTTCGCGTTCTGGTACAGCTCGTCTTTCTGTCCCCACGCCGACGTTGTGGGCTTGCTCTCCCACAGCAGGTTCAGCGCCTCGTCAACCTCAGTGTCATGGTCGGACCGTTTGATCGCGTCGGCCCATGACTTATTCCCAGACAGGGAGTACGACTTCGTGCCGTCGCCCTTCGCATTGATCTCGATCATGTTCGGCAGCCGGCCCGACGGGTCCTCCGTCCGCTGGGCATCCACGAGCAGCCCAGACGACAGCGGGTACGTCTCGTCGGGCGTCTGCCAGTCAGACCTGCGCGCGTACGCCTCGATCTTCCCGCCGTACCCCATGCGCACGTCAGCGCCACACGAGTCCGCCAACATGATCACCGACGCCAGCCGGTTCGGCGGCATCTGAAGCGACGCCATCGGAGCCGCGTTCCGGACCTTCGGATCCACCCAAATGTACGTGTGCTCCGGCACCGGGTTCAGCCGGCGCATCTCCGACAGCAGCGTCCCGCCCAGCCACGGAGAGTGCGGGAACGGCAACGGGTTCTCCTCCAGATCGAGCAGCATATCCTTCGCGGAAACGGTCGCCTCCTCCGGGTTCGCCGGCGACTCCGTGATCCGGAAATGCCCGAACGGCACGTCCCAGCCCTCACCCTCGCGGGGACGGATCTCCAAGACAGGGCACAGCTCCTGCCCGTAGTTCGCCAACGGGTCCGTCGGGTCCTTCGCCGCCAACTGCCTGGGGGCGTTCAGCGTAAGCCTGGCCGGCGCAGACGGGTTCGAGTCGGCCTTCGTGCCGAGCTTCCCCCAGTCCAGCTGCACGTTGTAGACGGGCAGGTCCCGCCACTTGATCTCCCCGCCGTAGCGGACGTCTACGCGGACGCGCCACCGGGCAGGCTGGGCCATGTCGAACAAGCTGGGGCCGGGCCTCATGACGGCATCCCTGCCACAAACCGGCATACGTCGTTGTACGTGCGCGACATGATGTCCGGGATGTCCGACAAAGACAGGTCCGCGACACCGACCTCGGCGAACTCGACCGTGGGAAGCGGGTTCCCGTCAAGCAGTATGCACGGGGCGATCCAGTCTGCACCATCCTGGATCGTGGTTGTTGCTTTCATAAGCACCCACCTGTTAGCGTCCGGCTTGCCGCGCTCCTGCCGGTCGGGGTGGTCGAACGACCGCTTCGTAGAGTTCGGGCCGCTACCGTTCGACAACCACAGTCCGACACTGACGTTTGACAGGTCCGGGTCGTTGCCGATGCGCCGCACGTACGCGGACACCTCCACAGTGTGGCCGACCGGCACCTGCCGGAACGAGGACGTGCCGGCTGTCGGCGTGACCGTTCGTACGCCACCGCCGCGGGTCGGCCTTCCGTGTGGCGACCAGTTCTCTGAGATGTCGCCACCGAGCAGCTTGTCGTCCTCGGGGTGCGTTGTCCCGCCCCACAGGTACGTGACGTTCCGCTTCACGTCGCCAGCAGCGAGCTTCGCCTCCCAATCCAACCACTCACCCCACGTGACGCACGGCGCCCAAGAACCCATCCGGGTGCCGTACATGCCGAGCCACTGCTCGGTGTGACGAACCATCTCCGCCGGACGCTCCGTCACAGACAGCTCCCACTGGACGGTGCCCGCGATACGCGACTCAGTCTGCTGCGCGGTCGCTTTCTGCACGGCAACCACACGGATCGGCCTGACCGTGCAGGACGGGATCGTGCACGCGTCACCGTCATGCGCGACGATCAGGTAGCCGGGGCGCTGCGTCAAGGCGCGGAGCGTCTCGTAGTCCTTCTTGCCTTTCGTCCTGTACGTGATCGTGTACGACAGCGGCTCCGCGGACTGGCCCCACCGGTCGAGCGTGCCCGCCGACGTGGACAGGGTCGTCAGACCGGCGGAGAAAGTCTCCTCGTTCGCCTCGACGATGTGTCCTTTGACTGCGACATGGCCGGTCTCGTCAGAGATGATGTCCGCCCCGATAGAAGTGCGAGTCGCCGTCGTGTCGGCCGCGCCGACCTGCGTGTACGTGGTCTCCTCGCCGATCGGCGCCAGCGGATCACTGATGCATTCCGAGTCAGTCGGATGCCAGATCAGCACCCGGTTGTTGTCAGACTTCACGTACACAGGGATCGCCGCGGCGCCCTCGGGGGACGGGTTCGGCTGCAGTGACAGCATCCCCGTGTGCTGCGCCGTGAAAGCTTCCATTGTTGCCATGCGGTCATCTTCCCATCATCCGGTTCGCGGTGACGATACGCCCGTCAGCGACGGACTTCATCCTGGTAGTCAGGGTAGTCTGCCCGTCCACGGTGAGCTCCAGGTTCATCCCGTCCATGGCCTTGCGTAGCTGCTTCACGGACACGCCGCCGACTCCGGCGATGGTCGGAGCGGAAGCGCCAGCGGCGCCACCGTCGGCGAAACGCCGGGCGTCCATATACTGACGGATCTCACCGTCGCGGATCATCTTCCGCAACCGGTACACGGCATCCTGCCCGCCGGCCGCGATCACCTCAGCGGCAGTGAGAACATGCTCGCCGTTGGAAAGCCACGCCGGGATCCAGTCATCCTTCGGACCGCCCGGGCCATACACCGCCCCGGCGTTCGCGTACCCCTTGATCGGGGTGATCGGCCCGCCCTCGGAACGCAGCCAGGAGCCCTTCGGCACGTGGTCGCCGATCCAGTGGCCGACGGACGTGAAGATCTGCTTGATCCTGGTAGTAATCGAGATTTCCTTGTCGTGCAGCTGGTCAATGTTGTACTTGACGGTGCGGACCTTCCCGGACGCCTGGTCGTTGCCGGAAATGGTGACCGTGCCGGTCGTGTTATCGATCTCGGTGTGGACCGAGTCTTTCTCCCAGCGTGCGCCGGTCGCGTCACCGAGGATGGACACGGTGCCATCTGAATTGTCGATCGTTTGCACGGTCTCCTGCAGGCCGGCCAGACCCTGGTCGTTATCCGCGTCGATCTCAACGACGCCCGTCGTGCCGTTGATCGAGTCGGCGGTTACGGTGAGCGTGTAGTCGGCGTTAGCGGCGTCACCGGAAATAGAGATCGTCCCCGTCATCCCGTCGATCTCGGCGGTCGCGCCGTTCGCCGCCTCGGTCGCCTGACTCGTGTCGGCGGTGACTTCGGTCGTCACCTTCTCCGGGATCAGGCCGTACTTGTCGGCAAGCTCCACCGCCTCGTCTTCCGTGAGCCCCATCGACTCGGCGGCGGAAATGAACGCGTCCCGGCCGGTCTGCATCTTCTCTTGCAGCTCATCCTGGCCCGCACCGGCGGCCTGCGCCGCCTGAACCTGGGCGAACGTAGCGGACGCCAGGTCATTCAATGCGGACTGGTTCTTCCGCCCCTTCTCTGTGGTGATATCCAACGTGGCGCCGTTCTCGCGGACGGCGTCGTTAACGTTCTTCAGCGCCTCCTGGAACTTGATGTCGGCGTTCGAGTTGGCGATCACAGTGTCGCCGTAAGTCTTGATGCCTTTGACGACCTCCTCCAGAGACGGGACGATCTGGTCCGTCCCCTCCTTGGCTTTACGGATCGCCGCGTCTAGCTGTGACGTACCGCCGGCCGCCTGCTGAGCATTCGGGTCGATCTGGCCGAGCGCCAACGCCAGGCGAGTGTTGTCGTCCGCTGTCAGGCCCGCCTGCTTCGCCACCTCATTCAAGTGCGCCTTATAGTCCGGCATCGAGTTGATCAGGTCGATCATTGACTTATTCGTCCCGTTAGTCATCTCGGACGCCAGCTGCTTGAACGCCGACACCGCCTGGTCGGTCGACAGACCGCTCAGGGCTTTCCCTGTCGTCTCCAAAGCATCCTTGGTGCGCTGAAGATCGGAGCGCGTGTCTGCCCCGAACGCGCCGGTGATCCCATCCACGAAAGAGGCCACGTGCTGCTCGATACCGTTCCATACGCCGGGGCGGCTAATGTCAGCCAGCGCCTGCGAGTATTCCTGAATCGAGTACTTGCCGCGATCAAAGTCCAGGTTGTTCAGCACGGACCCGCCATGTTCGAGGACGGTTGTCATCTCGTCAACGGACACGCCGGTGCGGCGAACCGTGTCGCCGTAGTGCTTCACGCCCTCAATCATTGCGGCGGTGATCATCATCCGCCCAGCCCGTCCGAAAGCGGTCATGCCGGTCGCGACCTCCGCGAGTTTGCCTTTCACGCCGGCAGCAGTCCAGTTCAAAGTGGTCATCGCGTCGCGGATCTCTACGATCTTCGGGGCCATCACCATGAGGCCGCCGACCGCGGTGAGTGCCGCCCCGCCGAACGCGGTGAAGTTGAAGATCATCGACTGGGTGCCAGACCCGAGCTCGCCAAGCTTGTCGACCAGCGACGTGATGTGCTGGACG